ATCAAGGCGTATATGACCAGGTCATCGACCTCAGCTTTGGAATTATCAGGGGCACCAGTGTTGACGAATGGTGGACGAGGACGAGACTCACTTGGCAGAGCTTCATTAACGCCAAGTACTATCTGGCCGACGTCCCGGTGGCCGAAAGGTGGGGGATCGGGTGGACACGACTGCAGGATAGAGAAGATGCTCTCTATAAGCTGATTGTAGCCAAGCATGGCGCTGACTATGTCTTGTGTCACGAACGGTCGGGCACGAGGGTCAATATCCCCATGGATATAGCAGACAAGGTGTTGTTCGAGCCGATTGACGATTATAACATCTTCGACTGGTATCAGGTCATTCTTCACGCGCGTGAGATACACTGCATAGACAGCTCGTTATGCAACCTCATTGATGTTATCCCGGATTGCGCTTCAAAAACTAAGTTCTATTACGACCACTTGAGTAACCGGCAATGGGCAAAAACCATCCTGACCAACAACTGGAACATAGTGAGGCCGACAGCATGAGGATCGCCTTTACCATAATATTAAACGGGTTACACCACCTGAAGCATAACAATTATGCCGAGTTCCTTCTGGACACCTTTGACTATTGGGTTGTCGTGGAAGGTGCAAGCGAGAGCAACGGAGATACAAGCTGGTGTAAGACCGGAGTGCCAGCGCACTATAGCAATGAAGACGGAAGCTCGATTGATGGCACAACTGAGTACCTGCAAGAGCTGAAAGCCAGGCATAAGAACCTTATTCATGTTTTGCCCTCCGGACCGTGGCAGTCGAAGACCAAGATGGTGAATGCGGCCGCTGCTGTGATCAACAGTCTCACGGACCATGCCTTCGTATGGGAGGTTGACGCAGACGAGCAATGGACCAGGGCGGAGATTGAGGCGGCCGAAAAGGAGCTGGTAGCACAGGGCGCGAAGACAGGGACGTTTCTCTGTAACTGCTATGTGGGAAAAGATTTGATGGCCGTCGGAGAATGGGGAGAAGGGCTTGCACACCCGATCCGCAGGCTTTGGGACTGGAGAAAAGACACCTTTTTCTCTCACGAACCACCTGAGCTGCAAGATGGCAACGGGAAGACAATCCTGCTCTTCCAGAGGTTTGAGCATTACGCCTATTATTATGAGAAGGATGTCCAGTTCAAGAACGATTGGTACACCGGCCATGAGAATATATTGCAGCATTGGAGAGAGCTGCAGGCAGAGACGGAGTTCCCCCAGCCGATAAGCAGGCTCATCGAGGGCCACTGGGGCCAAACAAAGACAATGATTTACAGGATGAAGTCAAATGGGTGAGATAACTCTAAAAGATCCGTTCGGACGAGCAATAGCCGAGACGGTGGAACGATATAACTTCAGGGTCAATCTGGAGATAGGCGCCTGGGACGGGTCCGGTTCTACTCAGTGCTTTATTGAGGGGATGATCCGGCTCAAAGATCCACGGGTACTCTACTGTCTTGAGACCAACGACGACAGGCTCAAGGCGCTGTGCGAAAGGGTGAAAGAGCATGACTTTGCAGTACCGGTGGGGATGAGCAGCATTAGTAACGCCCAGTGGCTTGTGAAGGACTTTGACGCCGATGTGTGGGAGTCACCTTACAATAAGATAGACAAGCAGTGTTTCCCCCGGGAGCTGGTTTATGAATGGTATCAGTCTGACCAGAAAAGCATTGGCAGGTTTAAGCAAGGGTTTCTGGAGGTCTACAGGGGCAGATTTGATTCTGTCCTGATAGACGGCGGCTCCTTTACCGGATACAGCGAGTTTAATCTGCTGGAGCCCAGGGTCAAGTGCTTCTTCCTGGACGACTACCATAAGGACTTTAAGACCAATCAAGTGTTTCACGAATTGGTGAAAGATCCAAACTGGGAGTTGCTACACGACTTCCCTGATTTGAGGAATGGGGCATGTATATTTATTCGGAGGATGATTAGATGGGAATACGGCTATTCACAAGCTGGTACAGCACGGGATCTGACGTAAGGGATAACGACAATCTTATTTGTCTGGCGCACAATCTTGCAAATCCCCTTATCAGTGCAGTCCACTTGATCGTCGATTGCGCTGAGATACCGACACACCCGCTTCACCCGAAGATAGAGAGAGAGTATATCGGGGCCAGGATCAGATATAACGACGGGTTTAAGCTTATGGAGCAATACCCGGATGATATAAACATACTTGCAAATTCCGACATCTTCTTTGACGAGAGTTTGGAGTGCCTGGCAAGGATGAAAGCGGCTGAGAGTTATGTACTTACCCGATGGGACATCACACCCAATGGCCCTGTATTCCTGAAACATTCGTGGAGTCAGGACGCCTGGATCTTCAAGGGTGTGCCGCGAGATATTAAAGGCGACTTTGAGCTGGGCCGTCTTGGCTGCGACGGAAGAATAGCTTACGAGATAATGAGGGCCGGATATCTTATATCCAATCCCTCCAGGACCATAAAGGCCTACCATTTACATTCTGAGGCTCGGCCAGGTCTGTATGGAGGCCACGACATTAAAGACAAAATACCACCGCCACGGCTGCCGGTCAGTTCGAGTGCTCTGCGGGATGTGGGGAGGAGACACGCAATGGCTAAGGTTGCAAGAAAAATGGTTATAATAATAGAGAATGACGAGGTTAACGACGAGAAGTGGTGGCCTGTTCAGGTAGAAAGCCTTCGGCTGCTTGCAGACCAGATTGAAGCGTCTGAAGCCGGAGGGCATAGTCCACAATACTTTAAGGTCGCAAAAGGCGATAGGTGTGTGGTGTATTGGGGCTCTCTTTTCAAAGAAGAGATAGGCGGATGGTGGGGTAAGATAATTAAACTTATGAAGGAGAAGGCAAATGGCTAAAAAAGGAAAACCAGTAAGGAATGGAACGGGTGGTGGCACCGGTCAGAACGCAGGCCGGGGAGGCTGTGCGAAGCCTAAGCAGACAAGGAAAGGGAAGAACAAGTGACTCATCAGAAATGCTGTGAAGTTTCCACTCTTACGGTTGGCTTGGGACAATGCAGCTCAGGTGGACTAATTGTAAGACACGAAACGCCGGAAGAGTCCAGGGATAAGGAGATCATTGAAGCCCTTAAATTGATAACAGCAGGAAAGAAGAAGCTGGAGGGACTGCTAAAGAAATAAGAAGTACATACATATAGCTTAATTCTCAATCAACATACGAGAGCAAAGGCCATTATCGGGTTAATCCCCGGCAGTGGCCTTTTTTAATGTCCAATGGTTCAATTATAGCCAACTGGTTCAAATCGACAGCCGGAAAGAGGACATAACAGGAGTAACAAAAAAACCAAGAAGGAGGAAGGAATCATGAGTCAAACTATTATTGGTGTTGGCGATGCAAAGGCGGTCAAAAAATATTCAGCGTTCCTGGCTGTCGATACGCCGCGCAAGAGTTATTGGGGAAGAAAGTTAATGGGTGACGGTGAAGCCGCATCCATGCCCCTTCAGAGATTAACAGAGTTGGAAAGCGACGCAGGCGAGAACATCTCGTTCGACCTGTCCATGCAGCTTACCATGCAACCGGTAGAAGGAGACGCCATCCTTGAGAACAAGGAAGAAGCACTCCAGTTCTACAGCGATTCCGTCTACATCGATCAGATGAGGGGCGGTGTCAACTCCGGCGGTAAAATGACCCGGAAAAGAACCATTCACAAACTCAGAGATGTCGCCCGAAAGCGTCAGTCTGAGTGGTGGGCACGGGTATTCGACGAGCTGTGCTTCATGTATGCGTCAGGCGCCCGTGGAACCAACACGGAGTATGTATACCCCACATCCTATACCGGATTTGCCGGAAACTCGTTCACCTCCCCGGACAGCAACCATATCATTTTTGCGAATGGTACGGCCAAGAGGGACGTGGAAGCGACCAACAAGATGACCGTCAGCCTGATCGACAAAGCGGTTGCTTATGCTCAGATGATGGGTGGTGGCACGCAGGTGATACCGCAGATCCAGCCGATCAAGATCAATGGCGAAGAGCATTACGTTTGGGTCGGTGACGGGTATCAGGTCTATGAGCTGCGGCAGGATACCGGATCTACCGGCTGGCTGGCTATGCAGAAAGCGGCTGCGGCTGCGGAAGGTCGCAAAAGCCCGATATTCACCGGATCCCTCGGTATGCACAACGGCGTAGTCCTTCAGCAGCACAAGGCCTGCATCCGGTTTACCGATTATGGTGCTGGTGGAGCTGTAGAAGCCACTCGTTCGCTGTTCCTCGGTGAGCAGGCCATGGTGGTAGCGTTTGGTTCACCTGGTACCGGACTCCGGTTCGGTTGGCACGAAGAGACCAGGGATAACGGCAACCAGCTTATCATCAGCACGTCGTCTATCCTTGGCATGAAGAAGGTCACTTTTAACGGTCTCGATTACGGGATTATGGCAATCGACACAGCGGCCACGAAACCCTAAGTGAGAGCGGGCACAACAAAAAATAGATAAGGAGGACAAGAGCATGAGTTACAAAGAAAGCGAAAACGTAAAATCAGGCAGGCCGCCCGCATCTCCACACTCCGCGGGTGAGGTCTATGTGAGTGCGGGACAGTATGAAGTCTCCGCTTTATTGGCGGCAGACGATCTTATAGGTCTGGCGATCCTTCCGGCCGGCTGCATGCCGGTGGACTTTATGCTGGCGACGGCTGATCTGGAGGATTCAAGCGCAACTCCGGCTATCACCCTGACGGTAGGCATCCTCAACGACGACGAAGATGATATCGTCGCAAACTCCAACTTTATGACCGCGGAAACCGTGGCACAGGCTGGGGGTGTTGCAAGGGCAGACCTCATTTCCTTCCTGGACAGCATAGACGTGGATAATGATGACGATAGGGTTATTGCAGCCAAGGTAGTGACGGCGGCCACTGACCCGAAAGTGGGTACCGTGTACGGAAACTTGCTGTATAGGGCTTCCGAGTATGGTCTTTAATTTATAAACACAGTCCGGCTAATTACCGGATGGCAGGGTGGGGGTTGCCTCACCCTCGCCCTGCTTTACCTAATGATCGAGGAGGATAAAATATATGTTAGTCGAATGTCTAATTGAAAGAGAAGGGCCCACGCAAGTCAATTATAATGGGCGGACGTACAAGTTTGAGGATGATGGCACCGGGGCAAGGGTGTGTGATGTCAATGCAGATGAACATCGAGCGCACCTGTTATCAACGGGGTTTTATCAGATTTATGATCCGAGGCTGAGGATACAGGTCAAACAAGAGGCAGAGACAAAAGCAAAGAAAGAAGAAACAGCTCTTAATGATCCTGGCAATCCAGAGCAGACCCCGGAAATTGCTATCGGGTTAATCACCCGTAAATTTATGCCCCTGGGGAAAGACAGGTTTGTTAAGTGGATAAGCGATAACGCTGAACAAATCAAAGCCATGCCATCGGCGGCGAAGGACGCGATCATTGCAAAGCATAACAATTTGTTTCCCGACACGGAATGCCCGGTAACTCCATAGAGAGGTAAGAGATTATGACTGTAGCGGAGATAATAGACAGTATCAACGCCAATATCAGGAGCATCTATCCAGACAAGGGTTTCCTTGATAGCGTGATCTTGAAGGATATGAACAGGGCGCTCAGGGAAATAGCAGGCGTCTATCATTTGCCGGACCTGCAAAAGACCAGGACAAATACATTTGAGGCATACGAGGATGATGTTACGGGCTATGAGGCTAAGGTCAGCCTTCCATCCGACTTCGGTCACAGCATCTACTGGGCACGCAACCTTACGCAGGAATCCGACATAACAAGGATCTATCCCAACGTCGCAGCGTTGAAGTCAGAGTATAGCGGCAGCAACCCGACCGGCTCGGTTGAGGCGATTGCGTGGGACGGGGCGAGTATATGGGGGTTCTACTGTCCCGAGACAGAGGAGGAGGTCTCAATCTCCTATTATAAAAACCCCGACACGCTCACCCTCACGTCTACGCCAGATTGTCTGCCTGTTCGCTTACACGAAGGATTGCTGGCAGATGGCACCACGGCCAGGCTTTTGAAGAGGATACCGGAAGAGATAAAGGCAAAGGCAGGTGGTGTAAACATGAAGTATCATCTGGAAGAGGCGCGAGTAGCTCTTTGGGATCTGGAATCCATTTGCAGGCTATCCCCAAGGACGAAACCGTTTTACCGGAGAGACGTACAGTATTTCTAAAGAGAGGGTAGGCTATGCCGACAATTACAGCTCAAAATTGTATAGATAAGGCGGAGATCATCCTGCAAGACATAAGCAATGGCCGATATGGTGAGCTGGAGTTGCTGGGATGGTTCAATGACGGACAGCGTGCCGTTGTGGGGCTCAAGCCGGATGCGTATGTCAAGGACGTGGCGGTCGCGCTCGTAGCCGGTATCAATCAGACAATTCCCACAACTGGTATGGCTCTAATAGGGTTGTCTCATAATATGGGGGTGGGTGGAGAAACTCCTGGCGATATAATCAGGTTGATCTCCCGGAGTCACTTGGACGCACAGCGCCCGTCATGGCCGACTGATGCGGAAAGCGCAACGGTCCTCTTCTATATGTTTGACGATCGCAAGCCTCGTATCTTCCAAGTGTACCCGAAACAACCGGCAGCCAGCATGGGCTATGTCTGGATGACATACACGGACACGCCAGCAGATATCGCCAAGGACAAAACGATACTGCTTGCCGATATCTATGCCATACCGCTTCAGCATTATATTGTAGCCATGGCTCTGTCAAAGGATCCATCTTACGATAGCGTGGCAGCACACCACATGGGGATTTTTAATATCGCATTGGGCGTTAAAGAAAAGGCGGAAATACAGGCAGACCCGAATATAAGGGTAAAGGAGTAAGATCATGGCAAGAGACGCTTATATATGGGGGGCGACAGCCCTCATAGGTGGGGCAGCAGGGGCGCTTGACGCGCACGCCTACGCAGAGATTCAAGATGGCGATCCGTGCATTACCCCTGTCAAGGGGGACAAGGTTTACCATCACATCTTTGATTCCTCGTCTTCGGCTGCGGAGAGTTCACCCGACGTTATTGCCCCTGATGATGTGGGTGAAAACCCCGGAAGGTGGATACTGGTCGGTGGAGGCGATGTAGCAACCGACCCTATCTGGACTGCTGCTGGTGAATTAGTAATAGGCACGGGAGCAAACACAGCTCACAAAATAGCCGCAGGAGCAATCACTAAAATGCTCGTAGGTGGTGGAGCCGCTGACCCCGTATGGACAGAAACAACAGGTTCAGGCGCACCTGTAAGAGCAACCTCTCCGACTATTGCGACTCCTACCTTAACAGCACCCGTCCTCGGAACCCCTGCAAGTGGAAATCTCTCAGCAACGATTCAGGCAGGCGCGTTATCTGCTCTCGATGTCCGAGACTTCATCCATGATGACGGCTCAGGGTCAAATAATGTCATCTCAACAATGGCCTTCATCCCGAAGTTTGTCACCTCTGGTTGGCCTCAAGCTGCCCTGAACGGTCTGAATGTCGGTGGTTTCTGGATTGATGTTTACAAAAACTCTCATCCGGCGGCAACTTCGATTGCAAGAGGAACGGCGGCACCGGATACGCCGGGGGCTATGGCAGCAACCTCCCGATCCGGTGTTTCGGTCTGGGATGATATCTCATGGATAAGCGCACGGATAGCGGCATCAAATCGAGTGATCAATGGCAGGGCATGTCACCTTGTTACACCCTTTGAGAAGTTCGCAGCCATGAGCTGGATTATGAAATCAGGCAACTGGGGGAATGTCAGAGGGAATAATAACAACGGCAAGGACACGAGGGACGCTGATGCATGGGGAAGCTATGGAATATTCGATCCGCTGCAGGCTGGTAGAACCCTCACCGGCTCCGGCCCCGCCTCATGGTGGAGTGGTGGTGTTATCGGGCAGGGTATTCATGGTCTTGTCGGGAATGTGTACG